TTTATTACAGAATCAAGATCCCTGACCAACGATTGTAGGTTAGTTTGATTGTATTCTGCTTCAGCTCTAGTTAATGATTGTACAATTTTTGCCATTATAATATACTTGCTAGTCCTCCGTTTTTAAAACCAACTCTACCGCCAAAAAAATACCCGGCTCTACCACCTCTAGCATAATGTTGTGAATATCCTTGAGATGTTCCTGTATTTTTATTACCGTCATATGTAGCTTCTCGAGCAGTTTGTCCTTGAGCATTTCTAGCTCTATCTCCACCTCCACCACTAGCTACATTAGCTGCTTGATTATAATCCGAACTTCTTACACCTCCTGGTGCATCGTAGCTACGGCCACCACCGGTACCTGCAGCTGCAGCATTTTTAGCAATCTCAACATCCTTAGCAATCTCATCATCCTTAGCAGCTTTAATTGCTTTCTTTTCGTTTCTTTTAGTTATAAATCTACCGACGATAGTATCCTTTTTCTTTTTTTCTTTTTCGGATTCTTCAAAATCGTAAATTTCATCTGTTGTTTTCTGTGCATTTAAAAAATCTGCTTTAGCTGCTTCAATAGCTGCTGTTCTTTTTGCTCTTCCTTCAGGAGTCATATTACCTAAAGAAGCTATTCTATCATCAAAAGTTTTTGCAGTCATTCTACTAGCATTATAACCAGACATTATGTTACCAGCTGTATCATAAGCACCCTCACCTTGAACAATCTGTCCAATGTCATTAATCATTATACCTTTACCACCTAATTCATTTTCTAATATTGATCTTCTGTTAACCGGAAGATAAGGACTTATTTGATCTCCTAAAAATTTTGCTCCTCTTGTAAGAGTTCCAACATATGGAAGCGCTTTTAAAATACCTTCCATTTTTGATGGTGGTGGTTCATTGTAATATTCTGGAAAGTTATCCATAAATTTTTGTGCTTCTGTTACTGAAGAGTATCTAGGGTCATAATAATTATCACTTTGATATTGTCCCTGAGCCCCGTAGTTTTGTCTGTAATCCTGTATGCTATTGTTAGTAAGACGCTCAACTTCTGCTGCAGTAAACCCAGGATAGTCTCTCGACATAGTGTCATCGCCTCTTATATTCATTGCATTCCTAGCTCTTGTATATGCGTTTTGTACTTGTCCCCCAGGAAGATTTATTCCAAGTTGAGAAGAACTAATTCTATTATTTCCAAGAGGAATAGTGTTAGTTGAGACACCTAATTCATCAGGCATTTGAGCTCCCCCTAATCTTTTGGGATTAAATGTTTTAGAATTTATTTCACGATCTTGTCTAAAATCATAGTTAGGTCTATACTCTCTATTTACAATTGAATTTGGATCTGGATTAAAGACACTAAAACCACCTCCACCGCCACCGCCACCGCCAGTAAAAGCATTTGTATTTACAATACCTGAATTAATTACCGGTTCCTGATTTTCGGGTAACTCAAAAGGATTTAATAAATATTTTTGTTGTGGAACATATTTAAAACCTGCGTCTCGTATCTCTTGGTCAGTAGCCATTATCTTCTTCCTCCTGGATGTATATCTAATCTAAATGTTCCTAGTTTCCAATCTTGTGAAGCACCTGTGTTTGCAACTTCTAATGCAATCTGTCGTGCTCTTACTCTTACATCTTTTTTAGTTGTAGTAGAATCACATGTAAAGCTTGTAGTAGTTTCACTACTGTTTGGATATAATCTTGTTTTAAATTTAACTGCAGTGTTACCTGTCTGTGAAATAAAATCTGGTATAAATCTACTAATTCTCATAATGAATTCACCGTCTCCTCTAATGTCAGGCGTACCTACAGTCTGTCCTGTATTACTTCTACGTTGGGTAATGTCAAAATCACCAGAAGTAATAGTCCCTATAACCGCAGTTACTGCTCCTCCCGCATTAATTTGATCAGTCCCTGTTTCCTGTTGATAGTATATCGTACTCCCATCGGTATTACCAGTAACATCTGATGATGCATTATCACTAGGTTTGTAACAAGTTGCGTGTGGTTTATCAAAAACTGCAGAATCTTGCCACGCTGCTCTGGGTAAAGTACCTGTTGTCCATATAGGACGTTTAGCTGATGAATCTAAATAATTATAAGTAACTACTCTGTTAATTTGATCTGATGCAGCCGTACAATAAAACCAACTTACTTCACCAAACAAATTGTTTAAACCTGCATTAATAAGGTCTCTAGATGTAGCATTTATATCATCATAGACATGGTCTTCTACAAGACAAGGCATAGATTTTAATTGACCATCATACGTAAAGAAACCATTTTCTGACATCCAATAAGCTTGGCCATCTACTTCTATACAAGCATTCTTACCAAACAATCCACAGTTAGTACCTACTTGTTCAAATGCAAATACAAAATCTCCACCTACAAATTTCATTAAAAACAATGCAGTATCGGTCCACACATAAATTGCATCCCTACCTTTTATGGCACCCATAATTTTAGAACCATCAGCAAATCTTTGTGTACCAGAATTGTTTTCTGCTTTTACTGTATAAGCATCTGTGCCATCAATATTTTCTTGGTCGGAGAAACGTAGAAACATATCATCTTGAGTTGAAGGTGTTCCAACTGTAGTTTCTGTTCCGAAGAATACTAAATGTCTATCGGGAGTTGATACCAATACATGTCTAGATGCCGTTGGTGCATTAGCAAGTAATGTAGCTCTAGTAGATGTAGCATTAGCAGCTGATGCATCCCATTCAAAACACTTGCCGTTGTAAATAAGTGCAATTAATTTTGTACCATAATTATCTAGAACCCATAAACCAGGATTAATTGTAAAGTCAGAAGATGCTGGATCACCCCAACCTGAAAAACTAGAAATATTTGTGACTGTATCACCACTACTGTGAGCGGCTTTTGTTGTTCCGTTAACTTCTCGAGCGCCACCACTTAAAATATTTGTTGTGGTATTATTTGATGTATAACTAATATCTTCTGTACCAATTCTTATTTCACCAGCTGATGGAAAAGCTGATGAGTTAGTTAAAGGAATATTAGTTACAGCATCATTTATAGTAGAAGCCAAAGTTGTAGTTGCGGCACCTAATGAAGTACCACCAAATAAACCAGCGCCCCATCCAAAACCACCTAATTGTTGTGACGGCCCTACTGCAAAATAACATAAAGCAGAAGCTGATCCAGATGTACTTAATGGCGTACCACTTTCTTGAGAAGCCATTGTAATAGTAAATGTTGTAGAAGTTGGAACCGACGTTACCATAAACTTGTTATCTTCAAATGTAGCGTCATTAAAAGTAGAACCTACTGCTGTAACACCACTAACAGCATCAAATAAAACAATGTCATCATCTGCTAATCCATGACTACCGCTACAAGTTACTGTAACAGTTGTAGAAGAACTTGAGCTTGTAAAATTAACTCCAGTTAAAGTAGTTCTTATAGGGTGGATGTCATAATATGTTCCACCTGAATATACATATAAAATTCTGTTGGTTCCTATTGCAGCATATTTAATACCGGCATTGTCATCCCAATGATGAATAGCTCTAGCTGCACCCGTTAGTTTTGTTTCACCTAACTGCTGCCAACCACCTATTTTTTCTGGACTGCCGTATCTAAAACGTACGTTGTCACCATCAAACCATTGTCCCTCAGCCCCGGTCTCTGTGACTTGTTTGTTGAACCCCGGTGCAAAACCTAATTTTTGTAACATATAGCCTCATTATAATACTATTTTATTCCTGATGGTAGACCTAGCTTGGCTCTCCCATCAAATTTATTTTTATTAGCAAATGGGCCATTTACATGATTATAATGTAGAAATACTTGACCGCAAATGTTCCCGTCAAAAGGCTCTCGCCAATGTTCAAGTTCACAGCCACTATATACTAGCATATCTCCTACTTCAAGCAAGACTTTCGTACCTGCTGGAGCGTTGGGTTTTACAATATTTTGTCTTTCATTGACAACATTATTAGCTCCTGTGCCGTCAATAAATATAGGCCAAGGATCACCACCTAAATTAACTGTTGTAGATATCTCACAAGATGGTCTATCTTTATGTCTATGCAAACAATCACCTTTCTTATATGCTCTAGCATAAGAGTATGTTGGTATTAGATCTAGTCCTGTGTGTTGTTTCATTACTGGTAACATCTTAACCATAAGAGTTTCCATAGCAAAATCACCATAACAAGAATAGGTATTAGGTATCTGTTGGTCGGTCCATGTTCCAAGGATCGGGGACTGTGAGTTTATATTATGTTGATACATATAATCAACTGCATCTCGTTTAAGTAAAAAGTAGTTTAATATAAAATTAGCTAGATCGTAAGACACAGCGTTCTTTATTACTTGATATTTATTATTTTTAAACATCATACAAACATACCTTTCTGTAAAAAATTAAATGATACAGATATTCTTATATCATTAGATTCATTGGGATCAACACAATGCATTAACCATGATGGAAACATTATACATCTTCCAGCAATAGGTTCGTAATGTGTTTCTCTATATAGTCTTTGTGGTAATTGTCCTTTTTTTAAATTAGGTCTAACCATTGCAGCTGATGATCTTGGATCATCTATTTTTAATAGTCCACAATTTTTAGGAGCTTTAATATAATATACACCAGACCATAATGAATTGGGGTGTTGATGAGCTCTATTCATACCACCGGGTGGATTTATATTAGCCCACATATTACCTAAAAAAGGTTCGCTATCTAAATGCTCTTGATCATAAATTGTTTTTTGACAGGCATATAACATATCAACAAGTTTTTTATACTCTGGCAATTCATGCATATGAATTCCAGAATGCCATCCTTTAATATTAGTTCTTGTCATTCCTTTATCTTTATTAGACCAAGCTATAATATCTCGTTCTAACTCTTGATTTAAAGTTGGGTGATCTATATCTGCAATATAAATTGGTGTTGGAAAATGTAAATCTCTATGCATTATTTAAATGGTGCTCCTCCAAACCACATGACTAAAGATTTTCTGTTACCACGTATTACAGGTTTTACTCTGTGTCTTATAAATGATGCAAAAAATACTGCGTGTCCTTGTTTTATTTTTGCAACTTTACCTTCAGTCATTAATTCCAAATCCCCTCCTTCAAATTCTGACTCAGGAGAAAGTAAACAAGTCATAGATATTTTTCTAACAGGTGGTTCGTGAGACATGTTTACATCATTATCTACATGCCATTCATAAAAACCACCTTCTGGATATTCTGTGTATTGTGCCATCTCAGTTATGGTCATTCCATCAAAACCAAAATGATTACCATTAGTAGTTTTCATAATACGTTCAATGTCTTTATACATGTCACTCATTTTAGAAAAAGGTATCCAACTAATGTGTGAAGTCCTAGTTTTAGTATCTATTACTCCACTTGTAATACCTTTTTTATTTCCAACTTCTGCATTTTGTTTAGGCTCTGATCTACCTGCTTCTATAATCATTTGACATTGTTCGGGTGAAAAAATTGGTTTTGTAGTTTCTACTATAAAAGATCTCCAACGTGGTTCTGTTATCATATTAATATCCGTATTCTACCCATCCCGTTATTATGTATTTATCATTTGATAGAGGTGGGTTGCCTCTATGAATATGTGTAAACTGTGATGGCCAAACTAATAGTGTATTTTTTTCTGGTTTAAATCTACACTTTTGATATAAAAATTCTGTTTCTCCACCTTCAGTTACATCATTAAGATAAACCATAAAAGCTAATATTCTATTTCTTGCTTTCATCTCAGCGTTCTCACAATGCCAAAAATGATAACCTTCACCTACTTTAGTTTTTTGTATTTTAACTTCAAGTATATTGTGTGTAGCTAATTTTTTTAAATATGAATATTTTTGAACATATAAAGGATATACCTCTTTAAAAAACATATCTATAAAAGGTTTGTTGTTATAAGTCATTGGAACATTTGTATCTCTTATTGTATCGATTGCATTATCAGATACTAACATCTCATCTTCTCGTCTTGGATATACTGCACCTTGTTGCTCACACTTGTTAAAGTAATTTGTATAATCTTCTATTAATTGATCTGACATAAAATTTTTAAATAAACCTATGTGGTTATCTATGTAATATTTTTTATCCATTACGTTGCACCTCTATTTTTTATAGGATCAAAATCTACATCACAATTTGCAGCTAGTGTTCGTCTAGTTTCATCAGTGCCATTAAATGGGTATACGCAGTGTCTCATATCATACGGAAATACATAAAAATCCCTAAGATCCATAGGTGGTTGGTAATCTATTGTTGCAAATTGACCACTAGCTGAACCTAATATTTGTAGTCTACCATTTTGTTTTATGTGTGCTGCTGAGTATTCTTTGCCAAACGTAGAAGGTAATTTTAAAATCATAACGCTTGATAAACCAGTAAACAACATACCCCTATGAATATGAGTTGGATTATATTCGTGTTGTTTCATTTCATTAACCCAAATAGAATTAAGGTGTAAATCATAATCTTTTATTTTATTCCAGTTTAAATAGTGTTGAAAGACATTCATAAAATAATCTGTTACATTTTTAGGTAACAGATTATGATTCTTCATTTTAGTTTGATCAGCTCCGTGATAAAATAATGAATGTTCGTTTTCTATCTTACCTACTAACTGTGCATTAGCTGGTTCAAGGTTATGAAAATTTTGTTCATAGATCTGATTAATTGCAGTAAATATATCAAGAGGTACTTGATACTTTAAAACAGATTGACCTAAGAATACAAAATCAAATTTAAGATTTTGGTTTTCCATGTTGTTCAATTTTTTCTTTTTCTTTATAACTATTTTCTAATTCACCAGACTTTTTAATTCTTCGTAATGATTGTAATTGTCCCATTACATTAAATATTTCAGCCTCACTAGAATTATCATTTAGTGCTTTTGCTTTCTCGTGATATTGTAATCCATAAGATTCTAATTGATGAACATTAACATCTTTGTCATTAAATGATCCATCATTAAATTCACCTTTTAACATAGACCACATTTTAATTTCTCTTAATCTATGTTTAGCAACTTTTTCCATAGATGCTTTACCAAATTTACATTCATCTAAATCTATTTGATATTTAGTTAATTTATAATCAT